TAGGTTTTATTTCACCACCAAACGACTCAAAGAGGCATTGAAATGGATCAAGAAGGGTCAAGACGGCTGACACTGGTTCAAGGTGGCTTAGATAGGCCTGAGCAGGTTTTAGAGCCCATCGTAGAGAAGGTTTATGGCCGAAATACCCCAAGAATCCACTCACGCTTGCGTCCAGACTTACCAAGTCGAGGTCAGGAGCTCATCGATTTCAGCAATTCAATCGGATTCCCATTGCTACCTTGGCAGGAATGGCTTGCCATTGAATCGCATCGTGTCAAGGATGACGGGCGCTGGCTCCATCCGCTTGTGCAGCTAGTGGTCGCACGCCAGCAAGGCAAGACGACATTTATGAAGCAGCGCATTTTGATGGGACTTTTCGAATGGAACAATCGCCTACAGATCGGCACAGCTCATCGATTGACGACATCGCTGGAAACATTCAGGGATCTGGTCCACACGATCGAGAGCAATGAAGGGCTGGCCAAGCAAGTCAAGCGCATCCGCTGGGCTCACGGATCCGAAGAGATCGAAACGCTTACCGGTAATCGCTACATGGTCAAGGCTGGAGCAGCTGCGGCTCGCGGTATCTCAAAGCCAGAAACAGTCCACATCGATGAAACGCGTGAACTTAAAGACGAAACTACATGGGCCTCATTGCGATACACGATGATGGCCGCCGAGAATCCTCAGCTGTGGTCATATTCCAACGCTGGCGATCAGCACTCGATTGTCCTCAATCAATTACGCGAGCGCGGACTGGCTGCCGCGTCTGGGGCCGTCGATGACATCGGTTATTTCGAATGGTCGAGCGATTACGACATGATCGACGATTCCCCTAAATTCTGGGCAGGCGCGGCAATGGCAAATCCAGCGCTCGGCCACACTGTCCACATCGACAATCTGAAATCCGTGATGAACGATCCGCCGGATGTAGTCCGCACCGAAGTCTTGTGCCGTTGGGTACAGACAATCGACAGCGCGATCCCGTCTGGCGAATGGGCTGAGTGTGCAATCGATGGGATAGATTTAGACTTGGAGAGGACTGTCTGGCTTGGGCTGGACTGTTCACCGGATCGAAAGAACGCGGCGCTTGTCGCAGCGCAGCACATGGATGACGGTCAATTCTTGGTCAAGCTGTTGCACACATGGCACAATCCCATTTCACTCGATGACAAATCGATCGCCAATGATGTGGCCGAGTATTATCGAAAAATGCCGGTCGAGGTCGTAGCATTTAGCAAGCGCACATCGTCCGCGATTGCATCGAGGCTCGTCCCAGCTGGAATCCCGATCGCTGACATCGATGGCGCACTGTACGGACAAGCGTGCGACGAATTCTTGGGAGCGGTCACATCGAAGAGATTGAGGCACATCAATCAGCCAGAGCTGACGAAGCAAGTCTTGTCAGCGGCGAAGCTACGCTTTGGGGATGGTGGCTGGATTATCGGTCGCAGGGCATCACAGTCCACTGTCTGCGCGACGGTTGCGAGTGCGCTAGTCACGCATTTCGCGACACGCGAAGGGACGGATCTTGACATAATGGTATTTTGAGAGTACCGATCAAATAAAATTCACGCATGGGATTATTCGATCGCCGCTCAAAGCCAATGCCGGATGACCAAGTCATCGACGCATCGCTCGCGCCTGTAAATTCGCTTGACTCAATCGGCGCACCTTATTTCGGCGGCGTGCAAAGCGCATCAAGAAGTGACGCGATGGGCGTGCCGGTAATCGCTCGCGCTCGCGGAATTATTTGCAGCACTGTCGCATCGCTACCCTTGGAAACGAAAGTCAAAGGCACAAATGAGCGCGTCGGATCAGTGCGTGTTATCAATCAGCCAGATCCGCGCATCACTGGCGCAGAATTTTGGGCGTGGATCAGCGAGGATTTACTATTTCGTCCAGCCGCGTATTGCATGGTCATGTCCAGATATGCGGACACGGGTCGCATTCAATCGATGGAGCGTGTAGCACCTGAGCGCGTCGGCGTATTCACAAACGCCAATGGCACACAGATCGAAAGCTACACAGTGGACGGCGTACCAATCGCGCCTGATGATCTTGTCGTATTTGGCAACATGCAAGAAGGATTACTTAATCGCGCAGGCCGTACAGTACGCGCAGCTCACGCGCTAGAGCGTGCAGGATTAGATTTTGCACAGAATCCAGCGCCACAAATGATTGTCAAAACAAATGGCACAAATTTGCCTAAGGAAAGATTGCAAGCGCTGAAAGAAACATTCCTTAATCGCACAAGCAAATCGATCACAGTATTAAATGCTGACGTGTCACTGGACACTGTCGGATTCGATCCCAAGCAAATGCAGATGAACGAAGCCAGACAATACTTGGCTTTGGAATTGTGCAGAGCGATCGGCTTGCCGGCATGGTTCGCATCAGCTGATCCGTCATCGATGACATATTCCAACGCTGTCAATCAGCGACGCGATTTGATTGATTTCTCAATCCGTCCAATCCTGACAATTATTGAGCAGCGCTTATCACTTACGGATTTCACCCCAGCCTCACAGTACATCCGTTACAACTTGGACGATTTCTTGCGTGGCAATCCTTACGAGCGCGCGCAAGTGTATGAAATTCTCAACCGCATCGGAGCAATGAGTCCAGAAGAAATCAGAGAAATGGAAGACCTTGTATCATGAAGCTCACAACACCAATCCAGATCACGGCAGCCGATTCTGATTCACGGACAATCACTGGCCGCATCGTGGCATTCGATGAAGAAGCAAACGCCAGCACCGGCAAAGTGGTATTCGCGAAAGGCTCGATCGAGCCGGCCGATGTATTTCTAAATTTAGAGCATGATCGCACACGCAGAATCGGTCGCAGCATGACGATGTCAATGGATGGCGATTCAGCGATAAATGCAACATTTAAAATCAGTGCAACACAAGCAGGCAATGACGCACTGATCGAAGCGATGGAAGGCCTACGCGATGGATTCAGCGTCGAGCTAGCCGTCGAGGATTACGTACAGGAAAAGGGCTATATGAAAGTCCTCAAAGCAGAATTGACAGGCGTGGCACTTGTATCAGAGCCAGCCGTAAGAAGCGCACGCGTCGCAGAAGTCGCAGCGAACGAAGATGAAGAAGAAGATGATCTAGAAGATGATCTCGAAGAAGATTCCGATTCCGACTTGGAAAAGGATGCAACATCAACAGAAAAGGACGATGAAGTGGAACACACCGTTACACAAGCGGAAGCCGTCGAAACGGTTGAAGCCGCACAGTCAGTCACCGCCGCAGCAACAGTCGGCGGATTCACAGCCAAGCCACGATTGGATTTCTCAGCTACAAAGCAGCTCGAAATGACAATCAAGGCGACACTCGGATCAGAAGATGCACGTGCCTATGTACGCGCGGCAGCTGATACCACAGACAACGCAGGCTTGGTCCCTACACGCCAGCTCACCACCGTCATCAACGGGCTCGCAAACGCAACACGTAGCAACATCGACGCGATCTCACGTGGCACATTGCCAGATGCCGGTATGACATTCGAGATCCCAAAGATCATCACAGTCGAAGCCGAAGGCGGAACACTTGCAGATGTCGATCAGACATCAGAATTTCTTAGCGTGTCAGTGGCTAAGTACTCAGGACAGCAGACATTCAGCGTCGAGCTATTCGATCGCTCATCACCACTCTTCATCGATGAGCTCATGCGCAACATGGCCGCACAGTACGCAAAGGTCACAGACACAGCCGTAAATGCTGCGCTTGTATCTGGCGCAACAGCTGACGCGACAACCATCACAACATATCCAACAGCTGCCGAACTACTTGGCGTTATTGCTCGCGGTGCTGCGTCAGTTTATGCAGGCACACAGGGCTTTGCTCGCAATATCATCATGAACACATCCCAATGGGCTAACGTGATGACACTCAATGATTCAGGCCGTCCAATCTACAACGCAGCACAGCCACAAAATGCTGGCGGCGTTGTACGTCCAGATTCAATTCGCGGAAACGTTGCCGGACTTGATCTTTACGTCACAGCTAACACAGCGGCGACAACAGACACCGATGGATCGATCTTGATCGTCAATCCAGACGCTTATACATGGTACGAGTCACCTACCTATCAGCTACGCGCTGACGTAGTGAACACCGGCCAAATCAATATCGCGATGTATGGCTATGGCGCAATCGCGACCAAGGTCGCAGCTGGCGCTTTCAAGGTTAATAAAACCTCATAATCGCTATCAATTAGACATGGGTCGCGTCGCTCCCGACGCGGCCCAGTAGATGAAGGGATGGGCTCATGTCAGCAATCGTTACAGCCTCACAGCTGCGATCAATTCTTGGCGTGAGCTCATCACTTTACAATGACGCATATTTAGATGAAATCATCGATACAGCCGAAGGCGTAATCTTGCCTATGCTGACACAGAACACGACAGCGATCGTCAGCTACAAATTGACATCCAATGTCGCATATTTTTATGTAAGAGAGCCACACACTTTCGTGGCTGGCCAGTCAGTAATCGTCACAGGATTGCCGTCACCATTTAGCGCGACACATACAGTCTTGTCATCGGATGAACTATATTTTACGGCCGCGCTAACAAATGCAGATGTCAAGATCCGTCAGATCATTCCAAATGGCATCGCAACACTATCCGGCTATGGCGCGGCCACACTTTACATCGGAAACCCAAACGTCGAAAGCGCGATCCTTGCGGTATCCGTTGAAGTATTCCAAAGCCGTACAGCGGCAGGCGGTCAGATCGAAGGCGTCGATTTTGGCGTTACGCCGTACAGAATGGGCCGAAGCCTCACAAATCGCTGCATCGGGCTCCTTGGTAATTTGATCGACACTCGATCGATGGTGAGCTGATGCCAGCCTCATCCATAGCCGTCAATGTACGCGGCACCCTAAAGACAGCCATTCAAAACGTCGCGGCCAATACTTATAACAGCGTCCCGGAAGCGCCGATCGTGCCATTCGTGGCAATCGTGCCAACAAATCCTTATCTCGAATGCAATCTCATTGGCACATCGACCCGTGTCAAGGTCAATCTTGTCCTGACAGTCGGCGTCGCTATGCACTCAAACGCGGCAGCGCTCGACAATATCGAGCAGCTAGTCATGAGCATTCTGGCGGTTATTCCGTCAGGCTACACGGTCGGATCCGTGTCTAATCCAACCCCGATCATGATCGCAGCGTCGGAAATTCTGGCGTGCGAGATTGAACTATCAACGCAATACACTCAAACAAACTAGGAGAAAAAATGCCAACGACCGTCATCACCGGACGCGATCTTGTACTGACGATCGCTGCCGCAAATTACGACGCACAAGCGTCATCAGTAACATTAAGCAATGAGCACACGATCGAAACATTTCAGACATTGGACGGCCGCGCTTACAAGGCGATCGATGACCAGTGGACACTTGAGGTCGAAATGCTCGCTGACTGGGGCGTGAGCTCATCACTATGCGAGGCAATGTGGACAGCGTGCGAAACCGCACCAAATACCACTTTGGCCGTATCACTGACAGCTGTCACTGGAGCGGTATTTACTTGCAACGTGTTGCCGGTATTTCCATCAGTCGGCGGTGCAGCACCAGACGCGCAAACAGTGTCGCTATCATTGACAGTTGTCGGCGTACCAACCGAAAACTTTAGCTAAGAGATAGGAATCGGGAGCAAATGAAAACAAACATCACAATCGAATACGTGTCAGGGGAGTCGGCCACATACGTGGCCGCTCCACCTGAGTGGTGCAAATGGGAGAACAAAACAGGCCACACGATCACGCAGGCGGCAGACAAGATCGGGATTTCCGATCTTCTATTCTTGGCATATCACGCCATGAAGCGAGAAGCCGCTGGCAAGCCTGTCAAGCCTTACGAGGCTTGGATCGAAACAGTGTCAGACATACAGACAGGCGAACCCGAAAGCCCAAAAGCTACGCCGTCGGAAGCCTAAACCGCACCATCGTGGAGCTGGCCTTGGCCACAAATATCCCGATGAGCGAATGGCAAACGGCGGAGCAGATCATCACGGCGATCGAGATTCTGGAGAAGCGAAATGGCAGCTAAAGCAGGCAAAGGCGTGATGGCCATTGAAGTCGAGCCTGCCGAATTGCGTGATCTATTTCGACTATTGGGATCCCTACCGAAAGAATCGCAAGATGAAATCCGCACCAAGGCGCTGGCACTATCTCAAAGATTTGCCGGTCAGTTATTGCAATTTGCAAACTCATCACCAACGCCACAGGCGGACAAGGTTGCCGAATCAATAACACCAAAGCGCGATCGATTGATTCGTGTCGATGTCGGTGGCCCGAAAAAGGTCGGTCGCAAATGGGGCGGCGAGAAGCGTGCAAATGGCAAAGTGGTCAAGCAGCAATCGGCGTCAGCTGGGGCACTACTTTGGGGATCAGAATTTGGATCACATCGCGGCACAGATAAGTCAGGCCGCGCATACACCGATCGATTCAAAGCGCCTTACAGAAAATCGGGCTACTGGATCAATCCAGCGATGGATTACTACATCCCAATCATCGCGCGAGAATATTCTCAAATGGTGCAGGATGTAGCGAAGAAAGCAGGGCTTGACTGATGGCTGGCATTCCTAAAGTAAAGATTACATTTGACGCTGATCTGGATGGCTTACGAAAAGGCGTCAATGGCGCACAAAATGAGGTCAGTGGATTCGGCGATAAGGTCAAGAAATTTGGCAAGATAGCAGGCGCGGCATTTGCCGCAGCTGGCGTTGCCGCTGCCGCTTATGCTGGAAAGCTATTGGTCGATGGCGTAAAGGCTGCGATCGAGGATGAAGCGGCACAGGCCAAACTTGCCACGACACTCACAAATGTCACGGGCGCGACAAATGCACAGATCGCCGCCGTCGAGTCCCAGCTACTCAAAACATCATTACTGACTGGCGTGACGGATGATGAGCTAAGGCCAAGTTTTGAAAGATTGGTGAGAAGTACAAAGGATTCTGAGGAAGCTCTAAAGCTCCAACAGCTTGCGCTTGACATAGCCGCCGGAAGCGGAAAATCGCTGGAATCGGTAAGCAACGCATTAGGCAAAGGGCTAGATGGATCGACGGCATCGCTGGCAAGATTGGGCATCGGGCTATCAGCTGCCGAATTAAAGACGATGTCAATGGAAGACATTACGGCCAAGCTAGCCGAAACATTTGGCGGTCAAGCAGCGCAACAGGCTGACACATTTCAAGGCAAGATGGAGCGCTTACAAGTTGCATTTGCCGAAGGTAAAGAAACGGTCGGCGCTTTCGTATTAGATGCAATCACACCGATGGTTAGCGGATTCGTAAATAACGTGATCCCAGCGGTGCAGAAATTAGCCGAAGAATTAGGGCCAAAGCTCACGCCAATATTCACAGCGCTCACCGAATACATCCGCGATTTCGTTATCCCTACATTCAAAGCCATTTGGCAATTCATCACAGAATTCGTCATCCCAGCCATTTCCAAATTTTTGACGCCAATCATCAATGGATTGCGCTCGGCATTCGAAAAGGTCACTGACAAAATTGCAGAAAATGAAGAAAAACTCAAGCCACTCTTTGCTCTCTTCAAACTTATTGCGACATTCGTGCGCGATGTATATGCGCCGATTATTGGCAAAATACTCGGCAGCGCTTTTGACGTATTGGGAACAGCCATTGGCATCGTCATTGATCTATTTGCCAGCCTTGTCGATGGAATTACCAAAGCATTCAACGCCATCAAAACGATCGTCAATTTCATCAAGAATAATCCGGTAACTCAGGCCATTGGCGGCGTATTCGATAATTTCGGCGGCGGTAAGGCTTTGGGTGGCCCTGTTAATGCTGGCACGTCATACGTGGTCGGAGAGCGTGGCCCTGAGCTGTTCGTGCCTACTACTAGCGGCAAGATCATTCCAAATGGCGGAATGGGCGGCGGTGGAGCGGTCATCAATCTCACAGTGAATGGCGCTATAGATACCGAAGGCACAGCTCGCACGATCATCGATGTACTTAATCGATCATTCAGTCGCGGCACACTTGGATCGTTAAACTTTCAGACATGAGCATTTGGACGCCTGAGTGGTCGCTGACAGTAGGCGGCACGACATACACCAATCTCACCTTGGCCGATGTGTCGATCACGTCTGGGCGTACAGACATTTACAGTCAAGCGACGGCAGGGTACGCCAGCTTTACGATTCTAAATTTTGACGATACACCGGTATCGATTAACCTTAACGGCCAAGTCGCGATCCGTGTCAAAGATTCGACAGGGGCATACGTAAATTTATTCGGCGGCTACATTACAGACATTGACTTAGATGTAATCTCATCCGGCACTGGCGGCCTTGTGCAAAATATGAAAGTGATCGCATTGGGATCCTTATCAAAGCTGCCAAAGTCGCTCACCGAAGGCGTACTTGCCAAGGATTTCGATGGCGATCAGATTTACACAATTTTACAGCCATTACTATTTGACTCATGGAATGAAGTCCCAGCGGCCGAAACATGGGCAGGCTACACGCCGACAGTTACTTGGGCGGAAGCAGAAAATTCAGGGCTTGGAGAAATCGATCGCCCAGGTGATTACGAATTGACGGCAAGATCATCCAGCATTACGGATGTGTATAGTCTTGTGTCAGCCTTGGCCAATTCAGGCCTTGGCTACATTTACGAAGACAGTCAAGGTCGGATCGGGTATGCCGACAGCACTCATCGCAATCAATACTTGGCGACAAACGGTTACACAGTCGTATCCGGTAATACGGCTTTGGCTAGTGGAATCAAAACGTCATTGAAGTCTGGCGACATACGCAACAGCGTGACCATTAAGTACAAGAATGGCCAGACAGTGTCAGATTCAGAGCCGTCATCGATTGCGGTCTATGGCCTACAGGCACAATCGATCGAAACCACTTTGGAGCACACGGCAGACGCCGAAGATCAAGCCGCATTTTATCTGGGCATTCGGGCATTTCCAGAGGCGCAATTTAGATCCATCACTTTCCCATTGGGTAATCCTGAGATCGATGACAGCGATCGCGACGCTTTGCTCAATGTGTTCATGGGCTTACCTTTAGACATCACAGATTTACCACTTAATATTGGCGGCGGCCGCTTTCAAGGATTCGTCGAAGGCTGGACATTTAGAGCCTCATACAATGGACTTAGCATCACCGCCACAGTATCGCCGACCGCTTACAGCTTGCAGGCAACTCGATGGAATGGCGTGAGTGTTGCCGAAACTTGGAACACGTTATCA